TTTTCATTATCAGTTACACCAGCAGCTATTAAATGATGGTCATGAGCTGTAATAAACTGTACGCCTTTAGTACCTGTAACTGTTATTTCTTCTGTAAAGTATGTTCTTGTGCTTAAAGCTCCTGTACCTTCCATTCTAAAACTAAAAGGCTCATTAACTCCATCAGCTATAATAATACTTCCATAGTCTTGTCCAGCACCTTCAAACATTGCAAACTGACATTGCCCTTGTCCAGTTCTTGCTGCAATACTTTTACCTGTAAAGGTTGCATAGTCATCTCCACTACCTGCAGATAATCTATTTATTGTTAGCCATGTAATACCATCTTGTGTAAAGTATATGTTAGTACCTGCAGTAACTACAACACCATCTGCATAAGGTTGAGTACCTAGTATAGTTGTTGTGCTACCTGTAGGTTGAACTGCATCTCCTGCACCAAACTTACTAAAACCATTAATACGTCTATATCCACCTTCAATAGATACTTCAAAGTTTTGTAAAACTGTAGCAACTCCGGGTGTACGTAACAAGTCTATAGAGTTAGCTGATGTTACTAAGCCACCTGCACATGCTACGGTAAAAGGTTGTGAACGTGCCATATATTTTAAAAGTAAGTTCTATCGTCTGTCATATACTTTGGAGCTGGATTCATTAGGTTTGATTTCATACTCTTCATACCTTTTTTATAATCATCCAATGCGAAAGCTGCTTGTTGTGGGCTTTCTTTAAACTGCCAAACGTAATAACGAACTCTAGCTGTTATTATATTACTGTATTGCTCTGGTAAAGTGATTGTATCATCATAAGCTGATAATGCAGTCGGTCTTACAAAAGCATAAAAGTGTACATTATAAACCTTGTCAGGTATTGGACTTAATCCAAACTTTCTATTGTCAGGAGACTTAATAACAAATCTAGGTTCTCCATGATTTTGAGTATCTGCATCATCTGCATTCTCACTGTCTCTATAATATCTTTTCCAATCTGCAAGAGTAAGAAACTTTAATCCTCTTGAAACATAAGGAGTTGTTTCTCCATCTACATTAATAGTTGTAAGATAAAAATCATCCCAATCTATTGATGAGTAGTCTGTAGTGATACTAGAACTATCAGACTTAAGTGTGTACCATCTTTGACCTGCAACTGAAGGAACTGTTACGTTACCATAGAAAGGGTCAGTAGCTCCACTAACATTAGCAGCAAAGAAAGGTAGTTGTGGCTCTTCATTAGCTATATCAAATATAGATTTATTTACACTATCTTTAACAAACTTTTGAAGACCTGTAGCGTTTGGAAAGTTTGCAGACGTTAATGGAATCTCATTAAGTTCTCTTAATACTTCGTTAGTTAAATCTAAATATGTTGTAGCCATTATTTTTTGTGAACCTTTTGAATTGGAAAGTTTGCTTCTAAACTTGCACCTTTATGTTTTACAAACTTACCTGTGTGTTTCATTAATTTAAACGTACCATTTTTTTGTTTCATCCAATGGTGTCCTTTAGGTGCTTTAACTTTCATGCTTAGTTAGCTTTAGCTTTTGGACATTCTCCATGACCATACATAGGCTGAACTGAACCACCTTTAACATACATCATTCTACCACCACCCATTTTTTTATCTCTAGGCTTCATGTTATATCCACCCATCATCATCTCTTTTCTTTTTTCTTTTCCGTATTTCATTTTTATCTCCTTGTTTAAAAAGTGGAGGGTCTGTTAAGACCCCCCGAGTTTTGACAATTAGTCAATTACATAAAATGCACTTACTAAAGCATCATCTCTAAGTACTTTCGCACCATAGACATGTAAGCCTCTTACTATATCACCAAATGATGATGGGTCTCTCAACACTTCAGTTGAAAGAATAGTATTAGCAGTAGCAGTTGATGAAATGTGACCAGCCATACATTTACCAGTAGCATTAGTTGGAGTAGCAACGTTATTAGATTTGTACATGTCAAATCCTCTTAGTTTACCACTTGATACTAAACCATTTCTGATAGAGCCTTGTCCAGCGTTAAAGTCAACAGACATTAACTTGGAGTCAGCTTTAGCTAATTCTTCATAGAATGAAGGAGGAGCTACGAACCATCTACCTTCTTCAGGTACATTCTGTTCGTCTAATAGTTTAGCAAATCTTGCCATAAGGTCAATTGCATCTACACCAGTTCCGTCAGAACCTAATAGGTCTACAGAATTACTTCCTGCTAAAGTTGCATCAGCAGTTGCATTATCCGTACCAATAATGTGGTCAGGAGTTGAAGCTGATACACCAGCAAACATAGTTGCTAGTACAGCAGCATCATATGCATCTTTAAGAGCATAAGCAGCAGATGATGAAGCTACTTCTTTGAAGTTGACATGTGACATTTTAGTTTCAATATCATCTACGATGAATTTGAAAGCTTTAGCACTATCAACAACAAGAGTTGTTTCAGCATCAGTTAGTTTAGTTGCAGTTGTGTCAGAACCTCTTGTATAGTCAGATACAGAGATTACTGGTTCACCAATGATTTTTACAGAGTCTCCGTAAGCAGATATCTCACCGGCATAGTCGGTGTTAGTAATAGCTTCAACTACACTTGCCTTTCTGAAAAAGTTAAGAACTTTCTTAGAGTATATGGAAGGTAGGAAGAAACTATTAGTTTGTCCACTTATGGAGTTTGCAAAGTTTGCATCGGTATCAGTTGAGGGTTCAAAATATTGAGCCATGATATTATTCCTTTAAGTTTTAATAGTTATTTTACGATTCTGCCCATTTGCATTGCATCTGATATCTCTTTTTCAAATCTATCAAATTCTGCAATACTCATAGCAGCAATCTCCTTTTCAGACCAAACCTTTTGTTGATTAGGTTCTATACTTTTTGTTTTAGTAGAGACCATATCAGCAGCAGATTTTCTAGTCTGTTTAGAAGATGACTTAGTCTTAGTAGGTTCAATCCCAAAATCCTTTTTAAACAAATCTAATGCACGTGAAGCTAGGTCAGCATCGTCAGCGTTTGAGTATATCCAGTCTTGGATAGACTTAGGCTGTTCTTTTGCCCAACCATGAAAGTCATCACTGTTTCTGATATCTTCAAAATCAGGGTGTCTTTCCATTAATCTTTTCTCTGCACTCTGTCGTACTAAGTTGTTTTCACGTTCTTGGAGTTTACTAAGGCGTTCTTCTAGAACTTTTGCTTTAGTCTCCGATTGCATATGAGCAACAGTTTCTACGACATCATAAACATCAGGATATTCATTCTTAAATTGTTCTAAGTCTTCTGGAGATTTAGGAGCTTTGTAGGTTGGTCTGTTATTAGCAGCTTCTTCTAAAAGTTCTTGTTCTCTAGATTTAAACTCATTAAGCTTATTATCGTAATGCTTTTTTAAATCATCATATCTTTTTTTATAATCTGGTTTCTTATAAGGAGTATCCAGATTTTCTGTTTTAACATTATCTGTAGACTTAACTTCAGTAATGTCATCACTATCAAAGAGTTTATTCTTTTCAGAAGGCTCTTCAAAATATAATTGATTAGCAGGGGTAAAAGGTTTATCTTCTACGTGGTAATCTTTCTTTGCGTTATAAGGATTCGCTTGTTCTTCCTGTTGGACTGTATTAGTCATTTTCTATTCTCCTACTCAGGGCTTGTTTCACAAGGTAGCTCTATGTCGACTAGAGGGCTTGTTTGTAAAGGTAGCCTTTCGGTTATTAAAATGATAAAGTGCCTACGCTAATAGGGTGGCTTTATCGTTAGTTTGTTTAGCTTTGGATGTATCTTTTATCGCCACTGATAACACGTTCTGTCAATGCTTCATCAACAGAGGGGTCATCTTGAGGTATACCAGTCTGACTCATTTGTCTTTCTGGTTCTTTCTCAGGGTCTAATATTCCACCTTCAGCTAAACCTTGTCTTTCATCTGCAGCAGCTTCAGCTTCTTTCATCATAGACATTAAAGTGTCTTCTCCGATTTCTTCTACAGCTTTTGCAGTAAAGACAAATTCTCCATCAGATAACCTTGCGGGTATACTGTCAGAGACTCCTGAACCCGGACCTTCAACAGGACCAGACCCAGCAAATTCTTGAGCAACATCTATTATCTTATCAAATAACATAGATAGTTCCTCATCTTGTTCTAGTTTGGAAGTTAGCATATCTTCTTCTTCTTCGCTTAATGCTTCTTCCATTATAAATCTTGTGTAGTTATCTTCCATGTCATCGTCTGATTCCATAGGCATCTCTGATTCCATTTCAGATTCTTGTGGAGGTGTCATGACCATTAACATTTGGTCATCCATAGACATTGGACCACCTTCAGCTTTAGACTCTCTGTCTTTAACAGCTTCTTTCATTGGTTCAGTTTTATTACCGTCTTTATCTAAGTCTAAGTAATCTGGTTTTAACATTATATCTCCTCTTTTCTATTAATTGCTTCTTTAACCTGTAAGTCCAGTTGCCCTAGGCGTTCCAGAGAATTCAGCTTCCCCTGCAATCGGTACATTTCCTGTTCCGATGTTGCCACCACCAGTGCCTGTAGGTCCAAGTTCTTGAGGTTGTTCAGGTGCTCCTTGAACGCCTCCCATAGGTCCTTGTTCCCCACCAGCAGGTTGAGTCTGTTCGCCATTCGTTTGTCCAGCATTTTGCATTCCTATTATTTGTGCCATCATAGCTGCTTCTTCAGGGTCATTGAGTATTTCATCAGGGTCTAAGTCTAAGCTATAGGCTAGTTCACTAATCAATTTAGAAATCTTAACAAACGGTGCGACAGCAGGATTCTGAGCAGTCTGTAAGAACATAGTAAGTCTTTGACTTCTAACTTCTTTCTGCATCAAGCTATTCGTACCTGTAGCTTTAACTTCTAAATCACCTTTTACATCCAACTCGTCCTCTAGAAATTGCATGTTCCACTGGAAATAAGCTTCTCCAAGTGGCTTCAATAAAAAGTCATCAAGGTTTTTGATAACTGTTTTAATATTTAAACTTGAAGCACCTAATAACATTGACATGCCAGAAGCAGTCCTTGTCATACTTTGTACTCCTGTTTGACCGTGTGAATAACTAGGTATGCCTGTTTGTTCATCTGCAAGTTGTCTAAACTTGTCAAACATCATT